TATAAACAGTAATGTTAGCTTATCCATAGATAGACACTAGTAATTAAGGATATACTTATGAATAATCTAAAGTCTAAAGATTTATCAGTCTCTATGGATTTAGAGTTTGACTATAAGTCCTTAGAGATTATCAAAGATGAATTACATCGTAGAGGTTTATTGACTTATAAATGGAATGGTAAAGACATCAAAGACCTAGATGACAATCATCTAATGAATGTCTATTTCTATATTGCTAGAGCAATAAACAGACGGAAGGATTATGACGAATACGCAGAGATAATCGCTGAGAACTCAGAGAATATCTACTAGTATTTAGTTGTCTCATTAGAGACTAATCACTTAGCATTTATAAGGAGTATGAAATGAGTAAGAGTGTTAATGAATTGAACTTCAAAGATGAGACTATAGAAGCTATTGGTAACAGACAAGTAGAAGCATACTATCTCGAGTACTTAGGTACATCCTTTGATGAAGAAGGTGTACAAGTATATCAAGGCAGAGGAGATATCAACTGGAGTAAAATCCCAGTTGAATATCTGGAATATTATGCTGGCTATGGTAATCAAGAATGGGATGGATGGATTACATTCAAAGATAGCAATAGCTGGCTAGAGAGAAATGAGTACGATGGAGCAGAATGGTGGAGTGTATACTCCAAGCCATCATTGAAAGATGAGGAGGAGTAATGCTTAGATTAATCTGCAAACTATGGATAGTCTTTCTATCCATAGTCGTATTATTACCTATTGGAGTACTAATATTCATAATATATGTTCTATTAGTAGCTCCATACAATCTAGCATTCTATGGTAGAAGTGGAATAGACATTAGAGAACTAGCTAGTGATATTAAAGACTGGTTAACTCTAATATGGAGAGATAACTAGTTGCCAATAATAAAGGCTGATAGTATTAACAAGCATTAAAGGAGTATTAAATGCAGATGGTTATTGAGTTATTAGTAGAGGGATTTATGAGAAGTATTATGCAGTCTTATGCTAGTGATTATTGCAGATTGTATTACACTGATAGAGGAGATTTTGATGAATTAGATGTTGGCAGATATACTTTATCCTTAGCTAAATTAAGATACCCACTAAGGGAAACCTTAGAGGAAGTCAATAAGTTTATCAAAATTGGACATAAAGGAGATAAGAGATTCTATATATTAGCTAAAAAGAATGAGGATGGAGATTTAACTTTCAATATAGAGAATTATTAAGATGGATAAGATAGAGCTAATAAAGTCTAGTATGTATACAGCACTAGAGCAATACGTACTAGACTATACCTCTAGTAAATCCAGATGGACTACTAGAGATGAACAAGTAGAGATTATTCAAGCTATGCCTGAATACCTAGTAGATAGAGTATTCAGAGCTATTAGTACCCTTAGCATAGAGGGAGATGTACTTCAATCTATAGCTGGTATGATATTTACTAGCAAAGACAAGTCAGTGATATGGGATATTCAACTAGGTGCTTTAGTATTAGCAATACTACAGCACTGTGGTTTGTATGACATAAACCGAGTAGCTAATGATAAGGGTAGTATGTCATATCTAGTAAAGCCTAATGCTAATCTAGTAGGGGAAGGGTTGTTAGAGACAGACTTACCACTAGACTATGACCTTAGACCTAGCATAATCCCACTAGAGTATTCAGACCCTAGTGAACACATACTAGGACATAAAAGTAATACACTAATGGCTAGAAAAGATGGTAGTAATACTATCAATCTAGATGTACTAGAACATCTATCTAGTGTAGCATATAGTCTAGACCTAGATTTCATCAATAACACCTTAGATAATACCAATAGAAGTGAAGGTATTAATAAGTTCAATTCTAAGCTAAGAGATATGGCTAAAGAGTATTCTACTAGACCATTCTACTTTGAATGGAATTATGACAAACGAGGTAGGATATACTCTAAGGGCTACTTGATTAATGTACAGGCTAACGAGTATGGTAAAGCATTGCTTAGATTCTACCATCCTAGAGAAGTTAATACTAGAGGTAATGAATGGCTATTGATAGATATAGCCAATGCCTATGGTCTAGATAAAGCTAACTGGGAGACTAGACTAGAGTGGAGTAGAAGTAATCTAGAAGCTATGCTAGATGAGAAAGGGCTAGAGGAACTAACAGACAAAGCTAGTGATAAGTTGCTATTCAAGCAAGCTGTAAAGGAGTATAAGTACTACTTACAGACTGGTAAGAGTAGACAGATAGTCAGACTAGATGCTACAGCTAGTGGCTATCAATTGATGAGTGTCATCACTAAAGATGAAAAGGCTATGGAGATGCTTAATGTACTAGGCAATACTAAGAGACAAGACTTCTATAGCCTAGTATATGACAGAGTCAGAGAACTAGTACAACCTAGGGATAGGGATGACCTAGACCTATGGTTAGAGGCTAAGGCTAAGGAGTTAGACTTAGTAAAGCCTAGGGATGTCATAAAAGCCAGCATTATGACTTCGGGCTATAACTCTGTAGCTACACCTAAGATGATGCTAGGTAATTATTATGGAGTATTTGAACAGGCTATTGATGAGTTAGCTAGTGGAGCTAGTAGCTTGAAAGAATATATCAATAGCTTATATGAACCTAGATTGTATCATAGTTGGAAATTACCTGACAAACACTGGGCTTATGTACCAAGCCTAATTACTAAGACTCACAAGATAGAAGTGAAGGAACTTGATAAGAGTATCAAGTACCCTAGCTTTAATATTAGATGTGAGGATAATGAGGCTAGTAAAGACAACTGGAGAAGTCTAGCGGTAAATGTAGTACATAGCTTAGATGCGTGGGTATGTAGACAGGTAGTTACTATGCTAAGAGAAAGAAGTATAGTAGTTAGTCTAATTCACGATTCCTTTGGAGTCTATGCTAATGACTGCGATGAACTAAGAAAGTGTTATAGATATACTCTAGCTAGGTTATACAAAGAGCCTATTCTAGAGAATATCCTAGCACAGGTAAGCGACAAAGAGATAGATACCTCAGCATTTATGAAAGGAGAATATAATGAGGATATCTATAATGCTATTAGAAACAATGAGCAAGGATACTATATCTGCTAGAGAACTACTAGATTACTTGTTCATTGCCGCCTTCGGCGGCTATTGTGAAGTGTAATTTGTCTAAGGGGGTTTATCCTCTTAGACTTTAATTTTTTTTTGTAAAGGACTTCTGATGACATTTGATGAGTTGCTTAGAATAAAGAGAGCTATTGAAAGATATAAGCGTACTCTTAAAGCTGTAGCTAAAGTAAGTAAAAAGACTGCTGATATATTACAAGTAGTAATAGAGGATAATAAAAGAACTACATACTTAGAACCTAAGAATAAAGATAATGTCTATACTAGTTTACTAGATATTATTAGAGATTACGGGGATAGTTCTTTTAGTACTTGCTTTGTAGTGCTATGGGATATACTCTTTAAAGCTGTTAAAGATATAAAAGGTGATATAAGAATAAGCCTTATGATAGATAATATTCAAGACCATATAAACTTAGATATAGGTTTTATACACATTACTTATGATTTAAAGGAGGATAGCAAATGCTAACAGAAGGTTCTTTGAATTGTCTAACTATCCAATTCAAAGATAATATACCAAAGATACGTGAGATTGTACTAAATACTTCTGAATATGACAATATAGGCTCTATAAATCTAAGAGTAATAAATAAAGATAGATTTACAACTTTAGTTCCTCGTACAGGCGATAAAACCTATAATAGCATTATAGACATCTTAGAAAATTATGATAGAGACATAGCTAAAGATATATTAAATCTATGGGATTTGTTTATTGGCTGTTATGCTGTTATAGACCGTATATGTCTTAGTGATATTACTCTAGATTTTTCTGTTTTATTTGATAGAAATAAGATAGTCTTAACTATAGGCAATATAGTACAACTAGAAAAGGAATTAAAGAGATGACTTTAATAGAATACTATGGAGAATTGTTAGAGAAGTTAGAGTTATTAATAAATACTAGAAAGTATATTCTAGAGAAGTATAGTAGATTAGAAGGTAGTCTTGTAAATACTGATATAATTATAACTGATGATTTACATCAGCACTACAATCTAGTAACTATAATAGAAACTGGTAACACTGCTAGAAGCTTTGCTAGATTTGAAGGAATATTAAATAAGTACTTCTCAGGAGATGGTGATATTTTATTGTCTAATGCTATACAAGGGGGATTATTCTCCAGTATAAATAGATATAATTATTTTATTAGCAGAACTGGAACTTCAGAGTTATTAAATATCGAAAATACTGAATCTCTAGTTCTACAGTTATTTCTATTCATTCAGACTTTTAAATACACTCAAGAGAAGTTCTTAGACGATAGAGCTGTATTTAAGAATGATAATCTAAGCATTACATTAGACCCTAATATAAAACTAGATACTCCTATGATAACTCTAGTAATTGCAGATAGGACTAGTAGTCCAGATTATCAGATGATTCAATTAGCAGATAATCTACAAGTAAAATTTAACTCTAATAAATTACTGAATATAAATAGTAATAAACTAAAGGCTTATCTGTTAGAGCTACTAGATTGCAATATAGATATTTTACAGAGAAAGGAGGTTGTATTACTAGGTGATGGTGAATAGACCATCTTGATTATTTTTATTTGCAAATGAAAAAAGGACATTTATGAAAAAAGCAGAGGAACTTCTAGCAGAGTTGCTTGAAACTCTAAAGAAAGCTGATAGTAAAGAGGATAACTCCACTAAAGCTTATAAAGGCTATGTTAATGCATCTAGCATTGATGAAGATACTGAGCCTAAGGCTAGCTTCGACACAGTTGAGGAAGCAGCAGAGTGGGCTATGAAGCAGGGAGATAATCTAGTTACGATTATTAATCAAGATTTTGAGAAAGTATATTCAGACTTTCCTAATATCAAGACTAAAAAGACTGTAATTCGTATCTCAACTGATAATGATATAACAGCTCTTAAAATTGCTAAGATAGGTCAGATAGCTATGAGTGGTTTTATCGACACTTTTGTAGATGATGAACATATTCTAGCTACTAGTGGAGAGACTAGGATTAATAAGAAATCAGATAAACCAAATACGTTTGATATTACTATCTTTAAGAAGGAGAACTAAGATGACTATTCAAGAAATTATCGACCAACGAAAGGCTGAGCAAACTACTAGGCAAGCACAGAGTAATAATAACTCTACTGATGAATCTACACAGGATAACGATGATATCCAAGTAGATGAGGTAGATATTACTACTCTAAAAGTTGCTGCTGGTAGTGGCAAATAATCATAGGGCTAGAAATAGCCCTAATTTAATTTAGGAACGAAAATGACTAGAACTAATTATGAAACTAAGCTAAATAACTTATGCTTTCAAGCTACTAGAAATATAGATGATAGTAGTTTAAGTAATAAAACTAGAAATACTATAGATTTAAGTCTGATATTAAATAACAATAAGAGATATAACGATGATAATTTAAATAAGCATTTATCTATGAGTTTTATTACTAGATATGCTTTTACTGCTCCACAGGATAGACATACTGTATTTGGTAAAAAGAATAAGAAATTACTACTAGATAATTATGTACCTTATCTATTCTCTAGAGACTTAGGATATCAAAGCAATATATTAGCTGCTATGACTTCCTATGTAGAGAGATTCAGAACTAAAGACTTTACTCTTAGTAGATTCTTTGAAAGATGGCTAAAACTAAAAAGAATACCTTTAGAGCAGCAATTAAAGAATCTAGGCTATGACCTTAAGAGCATTAAAAAAGACTTACTAGCAGTCAAGAAAAAGAAGCTAGATATTGTCTCTATAGGTTATGGAGGTATGATGTGTAATGTGTTTGAAAATCTAATAGAGCTATGCAGTATTTTAAATATGAATAGTATCTTTCATACTATTAGTATCTTTGAACAAGAAACACTAGAAGCTAGTAATATGCTAAGGCTTAATACTGCTGAATCTATGAACCTAGTTACTGATAATTCTATTATAAATAGAAGCTTTGGTACTAGATTAATTCTAGGTAAATTAAATCTAATTAATAGAGGTAAATTAAGTTCATTAGCTAGTATTTCTTTAATGCTGTCTAATAACTACTTTGACCTTAGAGATTTTTTACATAGTAATCATAGATACTTAGACCCTTATCATTGTATTTATATAGGTGCACCAGATTTTGAGACTAGACAAGTTTTTGCTCAGAAGTTTTTATCATTCTTAGCTTTATTGCATCAGAATGACAATGTATCTATCATTGCTAAGCCTATAGCTAATACAGCTAGTCAAGTAGAGACTTATGGAAGTATTAAACTAGCTCAGTTCTTTATGAATTGTCTAGTAGCCACTGTGGAGTTTATTAAGATACTAGCTACTAGAGATGATTTAAAAGACTTATCTAATGAAGTCTTGTTTGATAAGACTCTAGATATAGCAAGTTTAAACTTTACTGGAACTACTAATAACTATAGTACTGATAAAGTGTTTACATTAGAGGAGTTACAACGATGACAATCGTAGAGGATGTATTTATTAATTCGTATTTAGATAGAGTACGAGATATGTTTAAGAGTAAGATAGAACTTCTAAGTAAAGTAGTTACTAGAATGTATGATAGTTCTACTTATTTACCTGGTTATTCTAGCTTAGACGATAGAACTAAAGAGTTATTTCAGAATCTATTGCCTATCAATACTAATTATGAAGTTTTATGGCTTAATATAGAAAAATCAGGTAGATGGTTAAAGTTTCTAGAAAACTATACAGAGGATATGAATGCTCTAATAAGGGATAGTATTTTACTTGAAAGTAATAAAGCATTAGATTCTAAGATAGTTAATATTACTACTACTTCTACTATTAATAGAATCCTAGAGGAAGTAGATAAGCTAGATAAAAGTACTTTATATGGAGTATTGATAAAAAATACAGAAAATGGTGAAGTATTTAATCCACTTCATCCTATGGTAGCTATGTCTTTAATATCTACTAACACTTTTACTGCTAGAAAGTATATAGCTAGTATTTACTCTCTAAGTAGTCCTTATGATGAACAGATACTCATTGATGATAAAGAAAATCTCAATAATCTATATTATGAGATTCTTAGTTTATATGAGGATAGAGTTACAAATCTAAAAAAAGCTTATTTTGAGAATAATACTAAAATAGATAATGGTACTATTAGAGATATGCTTGGAAATGCTGTTAATAATTATCTAGGTACTCCTTCTAATTTATCAGCTATATTAGATAAACCTATAGATTTATCTCCATTAAATTATTTATTTGATAACTTATCAAAACAGGTAAAGAATGCTTATACATACTTCACTGATAAAGAGACTATAAAGAATCCAGAGATGAATGTGTATATACCTCTACAGATGCTATCTAATGGGTTTGTAGTGCCTTATTATGGAGTAGCTCAAATACAAAGATATCTAACTATTAGAAATGTTGTAGGATATGCTAGTATAACTCCTATGATGAGTAATAATATAGGCATAGGTAATCATTCTGTATGCACTGGAGATTTAGATAATACAACTAGAGAGGGTTTATTAACTCTTAATATCTCTAATGCTAATAGTGCTTACTCTCATCATATCTTGCATCCTAAGTGGAAAATATGGACTAAGGTATGTATAGAGAATACTCTAAAATTATATAAGGAAGTAGGATGGATCAAGTAAAAAGAATAGTAGATTACTCTAATGGTAAAGTAGTTAATATTACTCTATGGACACAGAAGTCTCTAGAGGCTATTAGGATTAACTCTGGAGAGTTGGCTAGTTCTAACGAGTATCAGGTACATTATTGGGCATTACACTTAGAAAAGACATTTAAAGATGGCTCTAAGTTTTGTATTCAAATTCCTACTGTATTTTATAACTATCCTCAGGAAGTCTCTAGTACTACTGTAGATTTTAATCTAGCAGATGTAGAGAAAGTATCTGATGAAGTAAAGGAACTTCATAATATGAAAGTTCAGGAGTTATTGCCTATGCTAAAGCAGTATTTTAAAGATTATGAGTTTAGGTCAGTTCCACTAAATACACTGCATAAACACCCTTAGGAGCTAGTATGTATGTAGATAAGATAGATAAGGTTTATAAAGTTTTCCTAGACTGGACTATGAGCTTAGAGCCTTTTATAGACCCTAAGACTAGTATGATAGATGAACTATCTATGAATATGGCTATGACAGAGTATAACTTTGGTTTAAGAGTAGTATTAATAGAGGATATGACTATTAGACAGATAGATAAGCTTAGAAATGAGCTAATATCTAAATTAGATAGTCTGTTGTCTAGTGAGTATAGATTAAAGCTAGACTTCTCTGTAGGCTCTGATGATAATACTTTGAAAGTGCTAGTAGTCTATAAGGGAACAGAACCTTTAGCTTTTATAGTTCACGATAAAGATAGTATCTATAAAGTATTTTTAGATAGGTCAGAAGCTGAGAAGTTTAAATCTAAAGACCAAAGAGTTAGGGCTCTATGGGAATCAGATTTTAAAGAGTTTCTATGGGATTTTAAGAAAACTGCTAGTGAAATAGTTAAAGAACATAGATTAGCTAAAATAGCAAAGGAAGTATTAAATGCGAAAATACCTAAAGACAAATAATGTAGACCAAGTTGATGGTCAGTCCTTTAGTAGAACTGATTTAAATACTAGTCTAACTAAACCTGGAATAGTATTTCCATTAGCTAGTGGTGAGAATATAGTATCAGTTAGTTCTATTGTAGACCATCATAGTGGTAGAGTAGAGTTAAAACATACTGAAGCAAGATTAGCTACTCTAGTAGGTGATACTATGACTTATAGCAAAGGTAAGTGTGTAGCTATAGTAAAAGATATGGATAGTTCTATTAAGCCTAGTGAAGCTGAAAAGATACTAGACATTAAGCCTACATATATAGAAGGTAAGCCATATATAGTTTATAATGGCTTTAATGATAATAGTATCTTAGATAATAGCTTCATTGATAATATAGTTAAGCTGTGGAATAGTATAGACTTTGAACCAGATACTGATTGTATATTTGATGAGAATCTAGATACTAAGACTTATGTATATCCTGCTTATAGAAGTACTCCTGATTATGGTTTTTACCATACAGAGCATACTCTAGAACCAGAGGATGATTACGGAGAGTTAGAAGCTATACTAGATGATTTAAAAGATACTCCAGGATTAGTAAATAGAGTTAAGTTTATGTCTATGACAGTAGCTGAAATTAAAGACTATCTAGAAGCTCTAGTAAAGAAGCATAAACTAGATAAGAAGCTTATTAGTGGCATTAAGTTTATGTTTGTTAAAGATACATTATTAGAGACTTATAAAGATATTCTTAGTGAATTATATACAGTAGAAGGAATAGAGTGATGTTTGAAACATTGTTAGTTCTTATGGTAGTTTTCTTTATCGTTAGTGGTGTTTATTACTCTTTTAAATTTTATGAGTTTATAGATGATACTAAAAGACGTATAGAAAGGGAGAGAGATGAGTGAGGAATCTAAAGTATTCATAGCTATGATTGCAGCTTTTGTAATATTAGGAATAGCTGGTTTAGTTGGTAATGTAGTTTCAAATAATCATAAGTTTGATTCTATTAATAATTTAATAGATAAAACTACTGAATGTAATTGTTCAATCAAAAAGGAGATTAAGAAATGAGTGCTTTTGTAATAATACCTGCTGTATTGATTATAATATGTAGCTTAGCTATTATATTTCTATGGTTTAAACCTAGTAAGAAATTAGAGGATAATACAAGTATAGATTTACAGACTTATAGAGATGTAATTGTCAATAAAAGCATAGTAATGTCAGAGTGGGATAGATTATGTAAAGATATACTAGAACGTAATTCTAGTATAACTGAAATCTTTACTAGACATTCTCAAAGTAAAAAGAAACTAGGGTCTATTAGATTTGATGTTATAGTTAATGATAGTACTTATACTACTAAGTTAATTAGAAATATATTTGCTGAGGAATTAGCTAAGCAAAGATATCAATGTCAGATTATAAATTGCTATAGAGCTACAGAAAAGAACTTTGTGATTTATATTAGACCTTATAGAACTCACAACTATGCAGGTAGTATTTGATATCGAAACAAGTCCATTAATGGACTTAGTAAAGAATATAGAGCATATATGGTGTATAGGCTTAAAGATAGATAATAATCCTACTAAGATATATACTTGTGAAAAAGTAGATAACTCAGATGGATTATTATCTGAAGCTAAGGCTATACTAGATTCTGCTGATGTAATTATAGGTCATAATATCTGTAAGTTTGATATTCCTATCATAGAACGTCTAATAGATAAGATTAGAGCTAAGAGTCTAATAGATACACTAATAGATGCTAAGCTTACTTTACCTAAAGACGTTTTAGCGGAGTTTGATAAATCTAGGGCTGTAATACCTCCTAATCTATATGGCAGTTATAGCATTAAAGCTTTTGGATTTAGATTAGGTCTAGTTAAATTAGACTATGATGATTTTGCTAATGGATTAAATCAAGAGATGATGACTTATTGTAAAAGAGATGTAGATGTAACTTATAAGCTTTATAATGAGTTAATTAGAAAAGAGAGATATCCATCTAAGTCTATTAGAGAATGTGAATATAGAGTAGCTTCTATCATCTTTGACCAACAGGAATATGGCTGCTATTTCGATATAGATAAAGCTAGAAAAGAATCAGCTAGATTACAGATGCACTCTATAGGTCTAGAGCAAAAGCTCAGGAGACAATTTCCCCCTATGTTAGTAGCTGATGGAGATGTAGTAATTCCTAAGAGGTCTAGTGTAAAGAAGCTAGTATTAAACTCTACTAAGTCTCTAGGATTATTTACTCCTAAATATCAACTTCCTATTGGTAAGAATGGTAGATTTGTAAAATATAAAGGCATATTGAGAGATAAGCCTTTTAGAACTATAGATATCATTACTACTGAAGGATGTGCTTATCAAAAGCTAAAGTTACAAGTATTTAATCCATCTAGTAGGCAACAGATAGCTGATAGGCTTATGAGAGTCTATGAATGGAAACCAAAGGTATATACCGAGAAAGGAAATATAGTAATTAACTATGAGACACTTGATAGTAATTTTACTGATGACGATGAGTCTAATGGCTAGTGAAGCTTCTGATATTACTCTAATCAGAACTAGGCTTTTAAGTATAGAAACTATGCAAAAAGAACAAGTAGATTTACAGCGAATGATATATAGTGTTTTAAACGCAAAAGAATGCACTCTAAGCGATAGTAACACTAGTACTAGTATAAGTACTAACCTTTACATTCAAGAGCTTGAGAAACGTGTTATTTGGCTTAAAAACATCATATATCTATTAGGCTTTCTATTAGGTCAATGTTTACTACTAGGAGTATGGTATGGATTTAAACGAAGCTAAGAGTTTATTAAAAGACTATCTTAAGACTAATAAAGACCTTAGTATGCTATGTACTGGAGCTGGTAGTTTTATGAATTGCTATAATGCTAATACTCATAGAATACACGGTAAAGTAGATACTTTAGGGGCTAATACTGGACGTATGACACATAATTCCCCTAATATGACACAGCTTAGTAAAGACCAGTTTATGAGGGAACTTATATGTGTTCCTGAAGGTAAGTTGTTTGTAGATGTAGATGCTTCGGCTTTAGAGCTAGTAATGCTAGGTCATTATTTGAGTAAATATGACGATTACTACTATGCTAAAGTTGTAGAACACGGAGATAAATCTAAAGGTACTGACGTTCATACAGTAAATCAAAGAATAGCTGGATTAGATACTAGAGATGCTGCTAAAATCTTTATTTATGCCACTTTATATGGTGCAGGTATGACTAAGCTAGGTCATATGCTTTATAAAGGTCAAGAGTTTGATTATACTAATGATGAATATGCTTTAGCATCTGATAATATTGCTTCTAGAAGTAAAGAAATTAATGGAAAACTTTACTATCCAGTTAATAAGACTCAATATGCTCCAGTAGATGATGAATTAATTAAAGCTACTATCTATGCTACGAAACTTACTAGTAGATTCAAGAGTGGTACTAAAGGTTATAATGAATTGGTAGAGGATTCTACTGCTAGAGCTATAGCAGATAATCTTTACGGCTTAGATGGTAGAAAACTTTATTGTAGAAGTCCTCATAGTGCTTTAAATCTATTATTACAATCTGCTGGAGCTATTTATATGAAGTATTTATTAGTTCATATAGACAATATCTTAAGAAGTAAGTATAAATATGATAATGATTTTGCTTATATATTAAACGTTCACGATGCCCTTAGTTTCGAGATTAGACCTGAAATTAAAGATGAGTTTGGTTCTATATTAGAACAGAGTTTTATAGATACTAGCTATGAGTTAGGATTAAAATACCCTGTTCACGGAGAACCTAAGTTTGGAAAAAATCAATGGGAGACACATTAATGAATATACTACAATTAACAGACGAGTTTAAAGAGAGTATCTATAAACTAGATAAATTACGAGTAGATTCTACTGTATCTTACTTAGCTTTAGATGATAAGTTAGAAGCTATAAGAGGTATGCTGTTTCTATTTAAACCATCATTAGCAAACGATACAGATACAAAGGATAATTTCTATGATAATGTATTATTTGGATATCCTCATAAAACAGACAAATTTGATGAATTATCTAATATAGTTAATAAGTATCTCGGAAATGTAAAAGATGAACTAACTTATCTACGTAGAGAACTAAGCTCAATACTAAGAGAAACACCTTATACATCTAGAGTACATTATTCTTTTGATACTCAATCAGTTTTTATAAATATAACTGATGAGAGTGTTAAAGATTTAGGTAATACTATTAGAATAGATACTAATAGTGGTGTAGATTATATAATTAATTGTGATTCTGATGTAAATACTGAAGGTATCATAATATTACTATTATCTAATATTAAACCTGTAGTAGATAGAGTAATTAAGAGTTAAAGGATTCTGTATGAATATACGAAAACTATTCCATAAGTGTAATGCTGAGTTACGTAAATTAAATCTAGATTTTGGCTTAAAGACTAATTCTTTTGTCTATACTGTTACTGATGATGATAGGTTATATGGAGAGATAGAAATCCAAAACTATAACCATATGAATGATAGAGCATTTGATGCTGACTTTTTCAATAAAGTAGTATTCATATATCCTGATAATCTTACTAATCAGTTTAGTAATGTCTATGATTTAATTGAGGAATTCCTTTTAACTCTTAAGAAGTTTCTCTTAGATTTACGAGAGCAGATAAGTAAAGCATTAGATTATAAGTACAATATTAATTTAAAATGTGATTTTGAGGATATGAAAGTCAAAGTATTCATTGAACATAAAGAGGAAGGAAATACCTTTAGTATTTCTACTATTAATATCGCACAGAGTATGTTTGATTATACTTTCTATCATAGAGATATGGAAAATACTATGAAGACTATTATAGAGGTATTATCTAAACTAAGTGAAGTGTTAAAGGAGGATTAATGTATTTAAGAGAAAGAACTGATTTATTTAGAAAAGACGTATTTGGTCAATTTAACTTAAAGATACTTTCTACTACAGAAAATCTCTTATTAGATTATAATGATGGCTTGATATGCAGAAAATTGGCATTAAATGATAGAGAAATAGAAGCTAAGAATAATAAAGAACAGTGGCTTTATGACTATGTTAAAATATTCTATCCTATGCAGATTAATCTACTAGGCAAGCAAAGAATAGCTATTCTAGAGCTATTAATTAAACAGTATCTTAAGAATATCTGTTATTATATAGCTACTTTACAGAATACTTTGTATAGTAAAAACTATAGAGTATCTATAGAGTTTAATCCTTATAGAATGTTAACTTTCATTAATGTAGATATGTATGAGCCTTATGATGATATGCACGGAGTTAATGAAAAACATATGGAATATATAGAAGCTGTATTACATCAAAATATAAAATATACAGTTACTTATGACCCTGATATCTATTCTACTTCTAAAGCTATGGAACTATTAGGTAAACTAGATGAGGAGTTTATAAAACAAGATGCTATCTATAAGGAAATTGAATGCAAAGCTTAGCAGCATTTAAGATAGTCAATCTAACACCTCATCCTGTAGTAGTAGATGTACCTAGTAAAAATAATCGAGTAGGTTATAGATGGATATTCAAGCCTAGTGGTAAAGTAGCTAGAGTTAAATCTACTATTAGAGAGATAGGTCAAGGATTATTTATTCAAGAGTTTGGAGAATTAGAAGGTTTGCCTATAAATACTAAAGACAATACTTACTACATAGTATCTAGTATAGTTCAACAGTATTGCAAGGCTAATAAACTAAAAGTCAAGACTTTATGTCCTTTGACTTCTAAAGCCATTAAAGATACTAATGGCAATATAACATCAGTTCCAGGATTTATAATATGACTAAATGGGAAGTAACTCAAGTAATTTTAGTGTTAATAGCATTCTTTGCAGCTTATATAGTGGTAATGAATCTATGACATTAGAGTATATAGGTAAAAAGTTAAAAGCTATCCCTAGAGTAAAAGTTAGACTAGAGAAATTATCTAGGTCTAAAAAATACCTTGTATGCTCTTGGGATAGTTTAGGAGAGACGAGAAGCCTTAGGGTATATAAAGATACCTCTAAGGCTTTAACGTTTAACTACGATGATTTATGGTGTACTAGTAGCTGTTTTTATATAACAGAGGAATCTACACATTACTATATTCATCTAGATGAATGTAAAATTATGGTGATAAAGCAATGAAAATACTATCTATGACTACTATGAGAGATAGTTTAGACTTACCTGTATATGAGAAGTATGTAGAGAAACGCTCTACTCATACTGCTGTACTACTAGTAGTAGCTGAATGTACTACTTGTAAGCATACAGAAGTCTTGACTTTTCCTATTAATTCAGCAGAGGAAGCTGTTAGATTATTAAAAGACTTAATAGCTTGTCAAGACTGCTCACAATGTAGTGATATAAAACATTAAGTTAATTTCTGTTATAAAGCCATTTTAATTTCAATATGAGGAGTTAAAATGGTAGAACATAAGAGGTCAATAGCTTATTTAGCTTTTGACCCTGGATTTAAAGGTGCTATGGCTATGCAGATAGATGATAAACCTGCTCAAGCCTATGCTTATAATACAGACACTTATGCTAGAGTACTCTATGACTTATCAGAATCTCCAGATTTAATAGTTAAAGCTTACATTGAGGGAGTTCATTCTATGCCTAGACAAGGTGTAAAGAGTGTATTCTCCTTTGGTACTAACTTTGGAATAATCCAAGGAATGCTTATGGCTAATTGTATTCCATTTACATTAGTAAATCCTAAATTATGGCAAAAGCACTTTGAAATTAATGAAAGAGATAGAAAAGTAAGAAAGTCTAAAATATGTGAGAGAATGCAAGAGAAGTATCCACATATTAATTTCTACTCCGAAAGAGGAGCTTTATTAGATGGCATAAGCGATGCTCTAGCTATACTTACATATGCTAGAGATGTTAATTTAAAGGTGTGAAATGATTACAGAGAATGAATTAGTAGAGTTAAGGCTTAAACTTAAAGACTATCCATTAGAACATAATCTAATAGCTTACTTACTTCAAACTTTAGCTTATATGCTAGAAAATCCAGAGCATACTTCTGAAGCTTTAATAGGTATGCTTCAATCAGTTATTCAATATGTTCCAGTAAATAAAGAACTTAAAATCTATAGACATATGAATAACATTAGATGCTATTATAGATTAAATAGCTACATTATGAAAATGGCTGGATATACTCCTGATTTAAAGCTAGAAGCTAGTGATGAACTCTTAGAGGAGTTTATTAGCTATTGTCTAATATGGCTAGATAAATTAGGCTATTGTAATATGGATTATTTAGCTAAAGGACTATAGTATGGGGCATATGAAAGAGATAAAAGCCAGTTTCTATTCAGATGCCAACCCTACTAGAGCTTTACACTCCTTTATGTGTAGTAACACTATGGAATGGTATCTATTGAAATATGAGAAATGCTATAAGACAGGGTTTACTAGAGAACAGATAGAGGAGTCTCTATTAGCTCTAAGAGTCAGAAATAAAGTATCCCCTACTAGACGAGGAACTTTAATAAGAAACTTTGTAAGAATCTTAACTTCATTTTATCGCTATAGATTTGACAGAGTAAAGTTTGACCTTAGAGTAGAGAAATTAACTAAGAGGAAAAGTAGACCTAGAGGATTAAAGAAAGGAGTCAAGACTAGTGGCACACAAAAATGAGTTAGTATCAGTAGCGGTTATTCGTAAAGCTCTAAAAGAATGGAGAAAAGAGAGACATCTTACTAGAGAGAATCAGCTTAGTGGTCTAATAAATAATCTACTAGAGGAAGTAAATGAGTTAAAAGAAGCTAAAGATGATTATGAAAGAATAGATGCTTATTGTGATATGGCTGTATTTGCTTTTAATGCTTTAGATGATAATTATGAAATAGCTATAGATATAACAAATCAATCTAGAGAATACTTAGGCAATGCTACAGCTTTAGAAGTTACTATTCTAGGTTTACGTGATGATTTAAACGAACATCCTGATATAACTAATGAACTACTAATAAATTTAATTGAATACCTTTTCTCTAATATCTATTATCTAGGATTTAACTGGTTTAAAGCTATGATTGAAACTATTAAAGAGATTAACTCTAGAACAGGTAAATGGGATGAATCCAAAAAGAAATGGATTAAAGACAAATCACCAGAAGCAATAGCTAAATGGTATAAAGCAAACTATGAGGAATATAAGAATGAAATGTAAGTTCATTAAAATTAATGGTGTTTATATTAAGTATAAATGTGTAAGAAGTGTTAAAGCATCTGATGTAGCTATGACTGTAGTCTTATTAGATAATTCTTTAATACAAGCTAAGTTTGAGACACCTCTAGATGATTTATATCAGCAATTTGAGAGTATGCTTAATAAATATGTCCAACAGCAATTTATCTATCGAAACTCTACAGATAAAGGAATACTAGATTTAGACTATATAGCTAGTAATCCTAAGGCTGTTATAAATAGATTATTATCAGAGAAGTTCTTAGAGCATCTAAAATTAGCTTGTATAGGTTTATATGACTCTAATGTTTGCTTTGCTAATAGCTTCAAATATGGAGGTTATAAAAAGATATTTGATGATGGAATCATTACTTGTTCTGTATTAAAAGAAGCTGAGCCTATAGAATACTATAAGAATAATATGGTCTTTATAGGTGAAATAGGTTATAAAGGATTAACACTAGTCTACTTTATAGATAAAACTCTATTTGAAATATCAGGGCTTGAGGATAATAAGCTATTAGACTATATCATTAGTCAAGCTGATAAAATTAAAGATAATGCTAAATATTACTATTAGGAGTATATAAATGTTAAAGTTTAGAAATGCTAATAAATTGCTATTAGTTACTTCAGATTGTCTAGTAGAGGTATCAGAAAGTACTTTAAGTGTATGTGTAAATGGTAGTTCTATTATTAGTAAAATACCAGATGAAGTACGTTCAAAGATGACTCCTAGACGTATGAAGTTATTTAAGAATTACGTCTATGACGTTGTATGCAATCCTGAAAGGACTATTAGACTTCCTATGATATTACCTCCAGATTATTCTGATTATATTAATCTAGATATTCTTGCTGAGAATGCTTATGTATTTTCTAAAGCTTTATTACATAAAGAGTTATATGATAAGTTAGAACATCATTTATTAGAACGTGGTTTATCTTATCCTTTCTCTTATGAAAAAACAGGTAGACAAGTAAATATGTTTAATATAGCTATAGAAAAGCAACTATCTAAAGACTCATTAGTTAAAGGTACTATTGATGGTATTCCATTTATTATTGATTGGATACCTTCTGAACTTAAAGTATTATCTACAGATGAATATATATCTTATTCTAATGCTATGAATTTTTTTCCAAAGGAATTATGATGAACAATATGACTATATGGCAATTAGTTAAAGCTGCTGAGGAGTATAGTAGAGATACTAGACCTGTAGCTTGTATAGCAAGAAGTATTAACCCTCCTCATCCTATAGTATCTGTAGGTTTCAATGATAGTGCATTAAATATGCCTACTAGAGATGAGAATAAGAGAACTCTACCTACAGTAATACACGCAGAGATTAATTGCTTAATTAATTATAGAGGTAGTGATGAGATTATACTCTACTGTTCTTATGCTCCTTGTATTAATTGTGCTAGTGCAATTATTCAATCAGGAATAGTAAAAGAAGTCTGGTATAAAGAGTTGCTTAATGAAAATAAAGTTGGAGTTAGACTGCTTAGAAAAGCAGGTATTAAATGTAATAAAAGGAGATAGAGATGAAAAGTTTAATTTTAATAACTCTAGTAGCTAGTAGTCTATTAGCTTCGTGTGCTGACAGTGATTATGCTTGCCAACAGAAAGAGTTAGAGAGTCAGATGTTTTGGCAAAACCTAGATAATGAGCATAGAATAAGACAGCAAAGACTAATGAATCAAGCAGACCAGCTTAGAATGCAAGCTGAGATGGAACAACAGCGTAGAGAGATGCAACAGCAGATGGAACAGCAAAGACAGCAGATGGAGTATCAAAGAATGCTTCAAGAACAGCAAATGAGGAATCAGCAATTCTATAACTATAATAGGGGATATTAATGTCAGTAGAAGTATCAAATACATTAATAGTAACTACTAAAAGCTCTAATAATCTTGATACTATCTTAGATTCTATTAAATCTTGTGATTCAGACTTTGATTTTAATAAACTCATCCCTATGCCTGATAGTCTAGATATTCTAAGTGGAGATTTGACTCAGAAAGCTATAGAATATAGAGAAAATAGAGATGAAAAAGAGATGGCTGATATATTACAAGTAAGAGGTTTATCTCTAGACAACTTCTTAGAGTATAGAGATAAAGTCTTAAGAAATATAGAACTTTATGGTTATCCTACTTGGAGACCTTGGAGAGAAGCTAATTGGGGATGTAAATTAAACGCTAGTAACGTTAAAATTACTAGAGAGGATAATAATGCCATTATTAGCTTCAATACTCCTAATTCTGTTCCTAGAGGTATTGTTAAAGCTTTCAAGAGACGATTTGAGATATATCTCACTTCATTTGTAGTTAATTACTCTATAGAGGGAGATAATAGTAAATATGAGTTCACTGATTACTAGATTAAAAGAACTAGAGAGTAAGTTAGATATTATTGATGACTCTTGGATATCTGTTAGAGAATATATACATTTAACTCACCCTGAGTATAGGACTCATAGAGCTGTAGATAAGCATTACTCTATGTGGTCTCAGAGATTATTTCATACTAGAACTCCTTGGTCTAATTGGCTTAAGTATAAATATATTAATGACTCTAAAAGAGTATTGCTTATTAATAAAAATGCAGTCAATAGATTCTATGAGTATTGCAATTTAGTTTATGAGATAGCTCAAGCCTATTACTATAAAGGTCTAGAGAGATATGAATCAGATTGGAAGTTCATCACATATATGATAAGAACTTATCCTGAGATGAACCTACTAGAACCTAGAACTTGGATGGCTAGAATGAATAGATGGTTTCTTGGGCTTCCCAACACTTATAGAGATGCTAGTAAAGAACTCCTATTCATTAAATACTGCATAGAGGAGTTTGGAGAAATATGAGTTCAAAGATTGCTAGATTAAAGGAGATAGAAAGGTTACTAGATTCTCCATTAGATAATTCTTGGATACCTGTATCTACATATATGCATAGCTTATATCCTAATGGTCTATCTAGAAAAGAATCTACTGCTTTCTATGCTACTTGGTCTGTAAGGTATAGAGATAAATACTATCCATATGTTAAGTGGATTAGAAAAGTAGATTCTAAAGAGTTCTCTAAGATAAAGCTATATATCAATAAGACAGCTGTAGAACTATATAGAGAATATGTAGAGTTACTCTATGAGGTATGTCAAGAGTATTACTATAAAGGCAGAGAAATCCATAAACCAGATTGGAGTCTAGTTAATACTCTATTATCTAAGTATCCTGATATGAAAGTTATAAAAGCTGGAGCTTGGATGTGTAGAATTAATCGATGGTTTCTAGGTATCCCTAAGAATTATAAAAGACCTGATAGAGAAAAGAGATTTCTAACAGCTTGTATAGCTGAGTTTGGAGAGATA